CAGCGTCCGACAGCTCAAGCCCATTGATTTCAGCAGCGTTGCGCTCAAATGTGCGTCTGATAATATCGCCCATATCAGTGACAGACGCGGCGTTTGCTCGGTTAATATCCTGCTGTGACAAAAACCGAGCAAGGCTCATACCGCGCCCACGCCCAGATTCTCCGGCTCCAATGCCGCCACCGGCTCCACCTCTACCGCCCATTACTCTACCTCCGTTTCTTCTTCGGTCGTCATGTCCTGCATCTTCGGCAAAGCCGCCTTTGCGGTCGCCTCGTCCTCGTTAAACCAGCGCATACGAGCTTCCCAATCATTCATAATACCGTCAGAAAGCATCCGTTCCTCTTTGTTAAACTCGGCGTCTTTGTCCTCAATGATGCTGTCATCAAAGTCAATGGAGATTTCGACTTCCTCATCAAGTCCTGCGTCCATATAGCGATTGCCCATGCGAAGCAAAATGCGACACAGCCCCGTAATCGCTTGCTCGAGGATAATTTCATGCTTCCTAATCGTGCGGAACATGGTGCTATTCTCGCTAATGACCTGTGTAGCCGTGGCAATGCTTGTCTGATCAAATTTGTAATGATTCTCGCCAAAGCCGCATTTGCTCGACAATATGTTGAGCATATCTTGCATACCGGTGTTAAACTCTGCTGTACGCAGCGTCATATCGACCTGCTGCAAAATGTTTCCATCAGATGCGCGATCTTCCGGGAGAACGTAGTAAACCGTTTCGCGCTTATCAAAGACCGGCCTACCGTTGATGTCCTTGGTTGCTTCCGGCTGTACCACGATGCGCTTTTTCCCCAGCACAAACTCATTCACATAACTATCGTATGTAATATCAACGCTTTTGAGCTGGTCGATGGCGGAAGCGAACACTGCAACGCCCATAGGGTTATCTTCATCAGAGTTCGCAATGTTCAGGCGGTCGATGACAAACTGCGGCTTGGCGCTTCCTGTGTGGACAACAGGGGGGATTGCTTCAAATCCTCTCACGCTGGTTAATTGAACTTCCTCCGCATCGTACAGGTGGTTTTCAATGTCATATTCGCCGCCGCTCAGCCGATGCACCTGAATGTAGGTATATTCCGTATCATCAACTCGTTTTGTCCACGCGAAAGCGCACTCACGAATAATGCCATTGTCCCACGTCAGCGGGTAGATATTTGCAGCGGTTACATAGTTGATATGAATTCTTCCGGGGTTAGCGATCTCTGCTGTATCAGGGTCAACGCTCATATCCTCCATGATTGGAACATAAGCAACTGTACCAACAGCGGATTTCCGCTCCTGCAATTCATTGGATTTGACTTCCCAGTTATTATCGGCAAGAATCGCATCTACAAATTCCTGCTCCTTCTTGCCCTCAAGCGTGATATTCACGCGCTCGTTCATCAGCAGGTTTGCCCAGTCCTCGCAGACTTTCTTGCCCATGTTGACGGAATATCTGTGGCATTCCAGTTCTTCGATGCCATTCCACACCGTATAACTGTGGAAGTCTTTTACATCGCCGTCATACCATGATTTCCATACATCGATCAGGTCGTAGAATTTGCTATTGATCGTGTCAAAGCCCAATTCTTTAAGTGCTCTGCGAATGTTCACTGTTTCACCGTCCTCATGTGCCCTGCGCGCTCCAATTCCTTGTAGTACGGCTCAATGCTGTACTCAAATGCGTCAAGGCTGTCAATATCAGATGTTCCATCGTCAAGGCGCTCGTCCTCAAACTTATCAGGATCATAAATCGCAGTTTGCAGCGCATCAATCAGATGGGGGCAGTTGCGCGAAACCTTAAAACGCCCCTGCTTCATCAGCAGCACCACAATCCTGATCCTATCTGTGATTTGCAATTTCATTGCGTTCTTGACCTGCGTCCCGAGGTGCATTTTCTGCGCGGTATGATCTAACCCACGAATCAGCACCGTTTCCGCACTGTCTGCCCGCGTCTGGCTGTATCCGTACTTTGCCGTAACCATTTGGCAGAACGTGGCAAAGCGCCTATTCAATGCGTCAGGGTCAACCTCTTCGTTCTTGATGTATTCCTCTTCCAGTGCGACCACACGATAATCTTTTGTAATCCCGGTCGCCTGAAACTTTGTCGCAGACTTTGTCCCGCCGAAGTCAACACCAATGGAAATAACAGAGAATTTCGTTTCCTGTTCTTCCGCCCATTTCAAAGGGTCATCAATCAAATACTTTTCGGTGTTGTTGGCAAAGTCTTTGTAGACAACGCCCTCCGCCGCTACCCAAAGGCCGCGCACATACCGGTCATAGAAAATGCCAGCATACATGTTTTTGTAGCGCGCAAGCGTCTTCTCACTCAAACCGGGGTTGTCAGCCATTTCGAAGTGAAGATATAGTGTGTTCCGTTCGCGGTGTCGCTTAATCCACTCCTGATAGAACCAGTGATGCGGGCTGCCGGGGTTACAAGAGAACCACAGTTTTGCACCGTCCACAGAACATCGTGCAAGCGACTGTTCCACGAACGAGCGCGGCATTAGCACCACCTCGTCCAGCAGCACACCCGCCAGCGTGCGGCCTTGAATCAGCGTATAGCTGGCCTCATCCTTTCCGCCGAACACCTCAAAGTAATTCGTCACGGCGCCGCGCCGCACTTCCATCACCTTGTCACCACGCCGCCAGCGAATGATATATCGCTCTTTGGCAAGGCTCATCGCCGTAAACGGCACGATGATGTTCTTGGTACAGCTATCCACTGTGCGGCCACACACACCGAAGCGCTGACCGCTGAAATTCTCCATCGCCCAGTGGACAAATGACCACATCATGATAGAGGTCTTGCCAGAACGCACAGCGCCGTCGCAGATCAGCGCGTCATACTTGGAATAGGGGAAAGCGAGGATTTTTGCTTGCTTTGGGCTAATCATGTGGCATAAATACAACTACCATAGACGGAAATGGAGCAGAATTTTTACTTCCGCCAAATTTTAATCGTCCTCTAATAAACCGAATTTCCACATTGTTTCTTTTGTATATGTAATCGTGGAACCATTTTGTATCTGTTCTGGCAGGAAGTAGCATTACGACCGTAGACCCGCTAACGGATGCAAATAACGCTCGCCTCACCCATTGCCCGATGCCGCGCCCATATGGAGGATTGCACCACACGGTTCCTTTCCACGGATGTTCCAGTCCGTCTTGTTCCTCCGTATAGAACTTGTCGCATTTTGCATTTTCTGGAGTTGCACACACATCAAGTGTAAATTGAAATTCATTATTCAGTTTATCAAACAAATCTTGTGGCGTTTCCCATAAGTCTGTTTTACTGGAAAACATTAAATCTGTATTCATGTGTCACTCTCAAGCTCCTTTGCCATTTCCTTTAGGCTCTGACTGAGCGCGTCTTCCCTTCCCGTGTCGGCAGGGCTGCCGCCTATCATCGCCCACTTGTCAATCAGCGTTCCCATTGCCGTTGTGATCTGGCTGAGATTTGCCGCCGCCAGCTTTTCCGGGTCGTTGAGCATTTCAAGCCCCTTACCGATGAACGAACACACAAGGTCTTTGTGGTCATTCATGTACTCCATCACATCGGCGGTGTTCTCTTCCTTTTTTTGCTCGCACTTTTCCACAATGTCGGCATTCGCCCGCACAAGGTTCTTGACCGTCGTTGCGGACACGCCGTTGATTTTCGCTGTGGCGCAATAGTTGTTCGTCTGCACATAGTCCGCCAGTATTTTCTTTTTCTGCCGGTCTGTCAGACGCGCAGCCATTGTCACCACCTCAAATCAATTTTGCTACCAGCCCCCGCCCCTTGGCCTTACATAGCAGACTTTACCCGCCCCGAAGGGCAACAACGTGCCGCACTCTCAGGGCAGCGGCTCTCCTCTTTTGGCGCAGACAGCAGGGATTGAACCTGCATCGTCGCGAGCAATCCCGCCTTAATTGCCGCCGCTCTCCCAATTGAGCTATGTCTGCATATCGCGGGGGGCGGTGTGAAAAGATGAAAAGCACCGCGCCCCGCTATGGCGCAGGAGGTTTAACGCCATAAATGAGAGAACCGCAAAGGCTTTTACACCTCTGCGGCTCAATTCTCCCATAATTGCAATGCCCTGACTCACTTATAAGTGAGTTTTGCAAAATATTTTTATAAACTTTTTGGGTAGTCCGACCGCCCGAGCAGATAATCAATAGACACGCCAAAATAGTCAGCAATGCTTATCAGCGCGTCCATTGACGGTTTCTGCGTCCCCATCTCGTAGCGCTTGATTGTGTTGCGGTTCAGCCCGCACAGCTCAGATAACACGCAGCGTTTTAACTGATGGCGCTCGCGCAATCTCCGCAGCCGGTCAGGAAACGTGCTCATTCCTCACCCGCCTTGCGTCTCAACCTGTAGTTTTCCGTTTCCAGCTGATTAACCAAATCGTCACGAGACTTCAACTTCGCCCACAGCGCTTCAATCGTGATTTTCGCCTCGTCCAATGCTCGCAGTTGCCGGTCGATGTCCTTTTGATTCATCGCGCATATCCTTTCTGCAGTAAGGGCAAAAATTGCTCTCAGTGCTTGTTTTTAGTTTGCACGCTGGGCACATGAACCGAAACGCCCAATCTGGCCACGGCGTACCATCATCACCACGGGTAATAACGACCCACTTACTCACGGCTCAGCGTTCTCTTGGCCCATGCCCACAGGTTTCGCCACGGGTGGGCTTCTGCGTAATTTGCGCGCTGCTCGGCATTGTATCGTCTATTACGCATTACATTAAGGGCCTCTTGCTTAGAAGCGCACTCATCGTTCGCCCGCCCAAGCGCCGCCTCGGTATCAGCGAGCTTATTTCGCAGCGCATCCGCGTCCGCTTTCAGATTCGCGATTTCGTTCTCACGGTTGATGGCCTCGCCGTTCATCTGGCTGATCTGCTCAGTCAGAGCGGCGTTCTTTCGCTGCATCGCCGCCTTTAAATTCGCATATTCGGCAATCAGATCATTCTTCTCGTCGATACAGTTTTTCAGCTCGATGATCTCTGCTTCAAGCGCCGCAGTCTTCTCCTGCGCGTCCTCCACCATCTTCGCCATCTGGTCTTTGGTGTACTTCTTTACATTGATGCTCATAATTTGGCTCCTTTCATTCGTAGTTGTTCTTCCCGTCCCCGGTCGCTCACGATGCTCACGACCTTTACGTCGCCGTATCGCTCAATGTCCATGGCGATTCGCTCCTTGATGCCCTGCGCGTCAGCGGCGGGGACGTTGGCTTTAATCGTGATCGTCAGCATGGAGTGCCTCCCTCTCAATCTCAAGCGAACGTTCGCGCAAGTCCCCAAATCCATACTCGTCTTGCCATCCTAACTCAGAAGACGCTTTCTGACAGCTCTCGCACAGATAGCACGTCCACGGCGCACCATCGAAAACGCAACTGCGCTCCATCATAGCCCCTTGCTCGAATTTGCGCCCGCAACCGAAGCACACATGAGCCGCCCGCGTTTTAACAACCTTTCGCCCAACAACGTCCATGCGTTATCCCTCCTTCGGCTCGCCGTAGCTGCAAAAGTCGTCTTGCTGCATCGGCTTCCCACTTAACGTGCAAAGAGCCTCGCCTGATGACACCGCAAAGCTATTGATATATGCATACTTGCAGTCCTTACACCGCGTCACCGGCGCAACATCAGCAGCGGGCGCAACGGCCAAGGCGTGTCGGATAAGCCTTTTGGCTGTCGCGACCGTAACGGCACATCGTTCGTCATTCGGGTCGTCCGGTCGAATCAGCGCAAACACCGCTTTACACTCGATGTATTTAGTCATTGTCAGCCCTCCCATAAAACGCCTCCAAGTCATCCTGTGCCTTGTCAACAAAATCTAAGCAAGCCAAACATTCCGGTAACGGGGCATCCGTCATGGGGTCAATCCTACCGAGGCAGTAGATGCGGTCTTTTTCACCGTCGTTCCATTCGTGGGACGGGCGCCCGCGCTCACCCAGCGCACACTTAACAGTTGCCATTGTCGGCCCTCCTGTTCCACTTTTCGATGATAAATTTGGGTTCGCTATATACGCCACTTTCAAAATCACACTCTGGACAGTATATATAGCACTCTTCTGGGCTGTTGCCATCTACTGTTTCAAGTATTGCTTCTCCGCCGCAGAACGGGCAAGGTTTCAGGTCATACATCCTTCGTCGCTCCACATAGCACCAGCTCTGGGGCGGGCGGCGAAGCGGCAAAGCCCCATTGTTGCAGATACCGTTGTTGTTGCTATACATGGCGCAGGCCTCACAGGATAGGTCATTAGGGCAAGACCGCCGGAACTCCTTCAAGTCCCGCGGCTGGTCATAAATGCGCAAGTCGGAGATATGCCAGCCGTAAAGCGGTGTTCCGTGTCCATAATCCCATAGTGCTCCATTTTCAAGACAAGTCTGGAATACATAATCATCGTCAATGTCATAGATGCCATACGGATCGTTTGCCGGGACAAGTCTATCTATGCGATCGCAGGTAAATTCCCCGATGACTTTGCCATTACACCGACAAACGGTATTTGTGCGATAGTTGAGCTTGTCCAGTTCCCCGCAGGACACAGAAATGTAAGGGTGATCCATAGTGCAATAGATATAGCACTTGAACGGTGTTTGCAGCTTCGGTCGCGTTTTTCGTACCTCGATGGTTTTCTCACCATTGACGATCTTCTCGCACCACTTCGGGCGGATGCTCAGCATAACAGCCTTACTCATTTTTCATTGCCTCCAATGCCGCTTCCGCCGCCTCGCGGGTGAGGAATACGGTCTTGCCGAAGCCCTTTATCGATACTCCGTATTCCCTTCCGCGAGCGCCTATTGGCTCGATGCCAACAAAGCCAATCTCATTACCCAACCCGATCTGCTTAACCTCGCACTCGCTTATATGCTTGTCCGTGTCCAGTAAGGCAAACACCCGCTGGCCCACCTTGCACGGCAGCACCACCAGCCGCCCGTCCTTGTCAGCCTCGGCCAGCTCGCGCAAGCGATTAAAACTGCAAAGGCTTTCCAAATCAGCAAGACGCATCAGCTTCAGTGTGATCTCGTCCGCCTTATCTTTCGGCAGAACTTCTTCCGGCGCCCACCCGCTGTCCTCGTAGGCGGCGATCCGATCCTTGAGGCGATTGCGGCAGTACAGCGCGGTGCAGCTATCCATCGGCTTACCATGCTTACCCGTCCAATCCGCTTTACACTTCTGGCAGTCCATCATTGCCTGTCCATCGGTGTCGCGCTTCGTCAGTCGTTCCATTACTCCACCTCCTGCGGCCAGAACTCGCGGCGGCACTCGTAGCAAGTTATCGGAGCGGCATCTTTTTTCTTCGGGCACACGTTGTCTCCATAGACATCTGCTGGGCAGGCGTACAATACACTTTGACGATCAATCCTTGCACAAGGATAGTTGCCCAGAAACACGCTCTGCCGCGTCTTGACGGGATTCATCTTTACCCATTCCTCAACTTCGGCCACAACGTCCTCTGGCGAATCCGTCTCTCTGCCAACGCGTAGATAAATGAAACGATTCTTCGGCACTCCCTTTTCATCCATGCGTCTCAACTGCTTGATAAATTCAATAGCGTCCATAATTACCTCCCTAAAATTTGAAGCTCTCTTTGAGCTTGATTCCGTGTACCTCCGCCGTAAAATAGCTGCCCTCAAATGCGGCAGACTTCCAGCTAAATGGTTCGCCAATGTACATAGTCATTCCCCCCCAAATCTCAATTTTGTCACGGCAATGGGGAATTCTTCGATCTCGCTCGCCCAGCGTGCCGTTCCCTTGCCGTTGTGCCGCTCGAACACCAGCGGGAAGCCGCCTATTCCGTCAAACAGGCTTCCCATCATAACAGGGCGTAGATATTGCGCACTGATGCGCTTTGCCAGAAAGTCCCAGAATGGCAGGGCGATGGAGTTGCCCAGCGCCTTATAGCGCGGGCTGTCGCTTGGCTTGCGCAGTTTGCCCTTGCTGTCGCGCCACTCGCCGATGTCAGTCCATTGGTCGGGGAACCCTTGCAGCCGTTCGCACTCCATCGGGGTAAGGCGGCGCACGATCATGCCCGTTCTCACGGTGTTCTGCAAATTGTAGCTGACCCCGCCGTTTGATTTGGCCTGTAACGTTCCGTTTGTTTCGCCCCCCTCGCAAAAGTTCCGGCAGTCGACGCTTGCAATATATGCCGCCATATCTTCACGGCATGGGTCACTCGCCCTTGCTCTCAACGTAGGCGAGATTTCACTCGATACGACCAACATATCGTTGTAAGCGTCCTGCCCGTTGTAGCTACCGGCATGAGCGCCGGGTGAAAGCGTACCTGTCACCTCTTGGTACGTCAGCGGCACTTGGTTGCCGCCGGTGCCCATCCTTGCTTGCAAACTGGGAACGACCTCGCCGCAGTCTCGGATGACATCGCAGGCGTGCGACATATCCAGTGCAACCACCGGCTGATTGTTCCCGCTCATGCCGGCCGCAGCGGTCAGCGTAGGTGCTCTGTCGTCGCTTCGCACCTCGGCCCCGCCTTGCTGTGTCGCCATGCATACGACAACATTAGATGGTCTCGATGGTCTGTTTTCTCCTTCTGCCCGCAATGTTTGAACGCCATTCTTCCAATATCCAACACCTGTTTCTCCGTAAGCATGTGCTATACTTTCGCCTGTTCTACCAGCACCGCTTTCAGAATCTCCGGTAAGTCTTTCCCGCGCCGCTCCGCTCTCCGTAAGATACACTGACACGCTTTTGCGCTCAAAGAGTATTTCGCCTGCGGTGTCTCCTCCAAAATCTGCGACAACCGAGATACGACGGCGACGTTGGGGGACTCCCCAGTGTTGCGCGTCATGCACTCGCCAAGCCACGCTCCATCGTCCTCCCACTTCATCGTGGTAGCCCCCCCAGGTGTTCCAACCCTTTTCAGGCACTTCAATATCGGGGGCTTCCGGTTCTGCGATGTGGATGATCTCTTCGAGGACTGCCGCGAAGTCTCTCCCTTTGTTGCTTGAGAATGCTCCGGGCACGTTTTCCCAGACCATAAACCGAGGTCTGACCATGTCACCTGTCCGTCCGTTCTTTCTGTCACGTTCTCTCATCTCCTTTACGATGCGGACCTGTTCCATGAACAATCCGCTTCTTGCGCCGGCCAATCCAGCACGTTTTCCTGCAATGCTCAAATCCTGACACGGTGAGCCGCCCGTGATAACGTCCACGGCCTCGATCTCCGCGCCGTTGATTTTCGTAATATCGCCAAGGTGCTTCATCTTCTTCCCTCGCATTCCGCCATTTCGCCAAGCCGAAACTGACTGATGCGGCGCACTTCGCGAACGTTTTTGAGCCGTTCGCCCAACTCTTTTTCTGTCAACATCTTTTCGCTCCCTCATTTCGTTCGTTGATAGCGCCTCGTCTTAAACTGCCGCGCGCCCCAATAGGCACCGCGTTCCTGCGTTTGGCGCGCTTCTTCTTCCTTCGCCTCGGTGTACTTGGCGATATCCGCCTGATAGTACGGGCAATCGCCGTGACAGCCTACATGCCGCATTGGCGGCTTGCAGCTGTGGCAGTGTTCAAAGCTCATGGGCGCCCTCCACGCTGCGGATCGTCACCGCCGTAAACGGCTCACCGTCCGTGTAAATTTTCTGTCCGCAAACGCTGAACACGGCAGAATCGTCCTTGTAAGCGTAACCGTTAAGCGCGTCCAAAACCGCCTTGATGATGTTATCAATATCGCCGCGCTTGAGGTACGGGGTTAAATGTAGCTTTTGCCTTTTGCTCTTTGCCGTGCCGGATGGGATGGGGTAATAAGCATTGACCATCACGTCAAGAGCTTCTCCATCCTCAAACGGCTTTTCCCCGCACTTGAGCCATGCCGCGCGAATTTCTCCCTCGAAAATCTGCGTGCTTTTTGGAGTGTATGTCCCATGCCGCGTAACACGCGGTCTGCCCTTTGGTACAGGCCTTCCGTCCACGGTAAATAAAACTACTCGCTCCATGCGTCACCCTCCCATTTCGGCGGCAGCCGCTTCCCACGTTAGCTTGTGTTCTCTTGCATAACGCGATACGCTCGGCATGAATTCCTCCTGTTCGGCTATCCGCTCGATGTATGGCTTCATCCACGCCACCGAGACGTGCGGGGAAACTGCGCCCCTGATCTTTGCAAGCACTTGGCCGACCTTCGGGGGGAATCCCCTCGTATCCTCGGCAATCAGCGCATTCACTGCTTCCATCGCTTCGGTGGGGTCTTCATTGCCCAGCATGTCCGACCAGAGGGAAACCAGCTCTTCGGCTTCTGCGCGGGTCATCTTGGCATAGGCCTGCGGATATGCCTGTTTCAATCGCCCCAAAAGGCTAATCACGTCAGCTCTTTCCACGGTTCTTTTCCTCCTCCAGCATCTCAGCGAATACATCGCCGCCCGGCCGTGTCTGCGGTGCTTTATTGGCCCATCGTTCCCACTTCTCCGCATTTCTGCAAGCCGCTTTCCAGTCTTTCATGGGGGTCTTGCCGACCAACCACCCTTTTGACTCGTAAAAGTCGATGAACCCCTGTGGGTCTACGGGCGATTGGCGTTCAGCCACATAGGACTGAACCTCTGCGAGTGTGGGGGGCGTGAAGCGCTTCGCGCGAGAAATAACACTTTGTCCTTGTCCTTGTCCTTGTCCTTGTCCTTGTCCTTGTCCTTGTCCTTGTCCTTGGCTTTTTTTGGTTTCTAAAAAACCGCTTTGGTTTTTTTGGTTTTCCTTGGTTTCCAAAAAGCCGCTTGTTTTCGGCGGTCTGCCGCCCTTTTTGCCGTTCTCTCGGTAAACATTGGAGGCGGCTTCCTGCGCTTTTATGGACTCGTCAATATCCCGCTGAATTGCGGGCCAAATAAACCTTTCGGGGCCTTCAAACTGCGGCTGTTCTCCGTTTTTCCGGTAAGCGAGCATCGCCCGGACAATAGCTCCAATTGATTCGTCGTCATACTCGCGGAAATAGTCCTCGTAGCTTAGCCAGAGCTTGACATATTCTTTGCTCTCCGCCATGTCGTCACCGCCTTAAAACGGCAGCTCGCCGTCGTCCTCGCTGACCTCTGCAAAGCCGCCTGCGGTGCTCTCTGTGGCGTATTGCGATGCGGCGGTGTTATTACCATCCAAGCGCCTGTTGTCTGTGAAATACACGCTGTCAGCCTGCACCTCGTAGCTCCTGCGCTTGTTGCCGTTCTTGTCCGTCCAATCGCGCATCTGCAAGCGCCCCTCGACGCCGATCATGCGACCCTTATCGGCGTAGTTGCAGAGCACCTCCGCCGTGCCGCGCCATGCGACAATGTCGATCCAGTCCGTGCCGCCCTCTTTGCCGTTGCGATCAACGGCAAGAGGGAACGACACAACGGATACGCCGCTGTTCGTCTTTTTCAGCTCCAAGTCACGCCCGATGCGTCCCATCAGGCACACGCGATTCATGCTCACTGTGCGTCACCGTCGCTTTCGATGACCTCGCCGGTCGTCTCATCCACGGTGAAGTTCTCCGTATCGATGACCGTGTCATCGCTCACGGAATACATGTCCTCGCTGATCTTCGTTTTGATGGTCTCGTCCTGCGCCACCGCGCGAACAAAGTCGCTCTTGAGCGGCGCATACTTGAGCACGCGCTTGAGCACAGTCTTCTTTGCCATTTCCTCGAAGTTCGTCTGCCACGGGCCATTGCTGTATGCCTTGGAAAAGCGCTTCGCGTGGTTGCGAACGTCCTCAACGCTCATCACGTCGTAGCCGAATCCTCCGTCTTTCGTGCGAAACATCGCGTAGATGAATTTCGGCTCGCCTCGCTCGCCGCTGGCGGGCTTGTGGCTGAGCTTCGGTTCAAGGCCGAAGGAATATTCAAACTCGTCGTTCTCGTAAACGACCTGCGCCTGAATGATGCTGACCTCACCGCTGCGGTACGCAAGGTCAATGAGCCCCTTGTATCCCAGTTGGAATTGGCATTCCAGCTGGCCGTGGTTGCGGTACGGGATCAGGTACGCCTGCCCAAGCGGCGTGTTCGGCTCCATGCCGAGCTGTGCCGCCGTCATCATCGCGCCGAGGAAACTCTGCGGCGTCGTCTGCGCGAGCTGTTTGTTTGCACTCAACGCGGAAAGCGTGATGCGCGTGAAGCGCTCCGGCGTGATGACGCTCGGCAGTGCCTTGGCGATCTCGCCCTCCATCTGCTTGATGTACTGCTGCATCGTCGGCTTTCCTGCCTTGACAGCCTGTGCGCCCTGCGCGTTCTGAATCAATCCTTCCTTCATCTTTCTTTGCCCTCCTTCACCGCAAATTTGCGGAAATTTGTCGTTTTGTAGTAACTGCTCAAGTCCATTTCTGGGTGATCCTTGGCAAATGCTTTTGCATCAAACGTCGCGCGGCTCTGCCCCTTCCAGTTCACCGTGTAGCGCCCGCAGAACCCCGTCTCGTTGTCGCCGAGGTCGTTCATGAGCTGCTGCTTGATAGCGTCCGCGTCCTTCTCGATGGCTTTCTTGCGGCTCATCAGGTATTGGTACTGCTCAACAAGGCTCTCGCGCCCGAACAGCTCGACTTCACCGCCGCCACCCTCGTAGATGCTCGTGATCGTCTCCGTCGTGCTCTCCATACCGTCCAGCGGCGGCGGGCTGTCAGCCTCGATGTAGTCGCGCCAGAAGTCCTCCGCGCAGCGCTTGACGGTCTCGATCTCTTCCGGGCTGACATATACGCTGCTCTCGCACCATTCCGGCACGTCATCGTCGGGGACGGTCGTGATCTGGTAGCAATAGAATCCCTTGCCCAGCACCAGCGCCGCCAGATACCAGCGCTGCCAGCCCGTCACGGCAAGATACGTCACGCACTGCGCATAGTAGCTTTCGGGGAAGTCCCCGCCCTCGTAGCGCTTGAGATTCAGCGCGCTTGCCGTCTTGCACTCAAGGCCGGAGATTTCGCCGAGGATCTGGCGGTCGATGTTCGCGTGCAGGTGGGGGCAATCCTCGCGGCGCAACAGGTAGTTCATGCGGCGCACCCCCTTGCGGCTCACCTCTTCGAATCGGCTTGCTACATACGGTTCAAGGTCTCGCCCGACGCGCATTGCCTCGTTTTCCGGCTCTTCGCCGATCCTGCCGGTCTTCTCCGCCCACACCGTATAGGGCGAGCGGTATTTATTCAGGCCCAGCACAGCGCCCATGTCGCTGCCGCCGAGGCTCTTCTTGCGCTCTGTAAGCCACTCCTCGCGGCTCATTCCGAGCGTCGATATCTTCTGCATCTTCATCTTCGTCTCCCCTGTAGTTTTCAAAATAGGCTTCCTCTGCGCCGCAGTCCGGGCAGAACTTTTCCGTCACGAGGACGCAGCCGCGCTCTCCGTCAAGATTTTCGCGCCGCCGCATAACGTCCGGCTCGTCAAAAATGAGGTGGCAGCACATGCAGCGATAGATCATTCCTCCGCCTCCAAATACACCATTGCGCTCTGCACGCCGAACACGCGCGCCGCCTGATGGTCGTTGAAAAACACGTCGATGTGGTTCACGTTTATACCGCCACCGCAATCCTCGGCGATATAGCTGTGCTGCGTGCCGTCCGGCCAGATCAGCAGGACGCGCGAACCGTAGGGGATCACCTTCGGGTCGACCGCAATCGTTCGCCCCTCGGTCGCCAGCGTGCCGGTCGCGGTGTAGCCGCTTGCCCACTTGCCGCAGCAGCAGCGCCCAGGGCAATAGGCCGTCAGCGTAAACTCACCAAGAAAAACGTCGTTGCACACCGCGCTTTCAGTCGCGGGAATGTCCCATGCGGGGTTATGCTCCTCTACGATGGGGGCTTCTTCCGGTTCCGCATCGACCGCTTGTGCGCTGGTAGCGAGGATTGAGATCGCAATCAAGAGGATCGTCGCGCCCAGACACGCCGCCGCAAACAGCGCCGATTCATCGGCCTTGCGCTGCTCTCTCGTGCGCTTGTCGTGCCGCCTCACCGTCTGCGCCCCCTGTCGATATACGGGAGCAGATCATACAGCACCTTGCACACCGCGCACGCGCCGATGACGGCAAGGGCGGTTGCAAAGTCGCAGCCGTTGAGCGCGATCACCGCAGCGGCAATGCCGCCGAAAAACAACGTGTCAATCATTTCGCGCCTCCGATCAGCATGAGCTTTTCCGCGTCCGTAAATTGCAAAACTCGGTCAAGCTCCCAGATTTCTTCTAACGTCCAGCGGGAACGCCCCGCCATGCGATTGCAGATTTGCGTTTCTGACAAGCCGATTTCCTCGCCCAGCTCCTTGCCGGTGCGAATCAACGCCCGTCCCATCGCGCCGCGCACGGCTCGCTCAAGGTCGTTTCGCCGTCGCGTTAACTGTTGTGGCTTTAGCATCTTGCCTTTTCCTTTCTCTCGTGCTACAATAAGCACGGACACAATATCTTGTGGTGAGATTTGTCCCACCCGCCCCGCTCGATGCTGCAACATTGGGCGGGGCATTTTCTTTGCATTACAAATCGGTTCACAGCGAAACGTCGCAACTCCGCTGCATCACTTCGCTGAACTATTCCTCTGCATATCTATGCGTGTCTCTTCCATTGCGTTGCCTTCCAATGCTGTACAGTTCACATCATTGCTGTTCCGTTGCTTCTCCGGTCCCTGCTACTCGCTACCAATGCTGTGCTACGCTTCGCATTGCGATGCAATTCCATTGCTAATCAAGGGAATTCCATGCCATAGCACATCAGAGCCAGTCGAGGCTACTCCTTTGCTGATTACAGCTATTCTTCGCCATCACATCTCATCGCAAGACTTATCTCCGCATTGCCGTTGCTCGTCAACGCTGTTCCCGGCAAAACCATTCCGTTGCTTTCCGGGGCTAATCCTCGCTGTTCAAGGCCGTGCAAGGCGCGTCCATGCCACTCCGTTGCGTTACTCGATTTCCTCCCAGCGGAATCGGCCTTTTCCACTGTTGCGCCACTGGCCAATGCCGGAGAATCTTCCGTAATCCAGCCAGTCGCGCACAACGTCGATGTGGTCGTCGCACAGGCAGACCACCGTAAACTCGCACGTTGCCCCGGCGGGGATTTCCTCGCTCATTGCAAGGCTGATGCGCTCGCCCTGCGCCGTTTGCGCTCTCAGCGGGCGCTGGCACTCCTTGATCTCGCCGTCAAAAAGAATTGGAATGGTGCGCGGCTCGGGGAAAATCAGCTTGTCGATTTCCTTCTTGTAAGCCTTGATTTTGCTGCTGGACGAATCCTTGACCTTTCGCAGACCGCCGCAAGTGTCCTTGAAAAAGCCCTTGATCTGGTAGTCGTACAAAAACGGCGTTCCGTCGTCCAACCGCGGGAAAATGGTCATGGACTTCTCGGCAACCGCGTCCGCTCCCAGCGCTGCCACCTCGTCCTCCACGCTTGCCGCATCCGGCGCGTGGCTGCCGATAAACTCGCGGTAGATATCAGGGTTCGCGGGGCTGGTTCCGAGAATCGGCTCGATAAACGTTAATTTAACTTTGAGTTCTTTCATCTTTCATTTCCTCCTGTTGTGTGTTAGTCCTCTTCGCTGGTCCTCATTGCCTTTTCTACTCTTGCGGCCTGCGCGGCTTCTGATGCTGTTCTGATCTCCGTTTCGGTCACGCCGTACAATCTGGTCAGCGGTCGAATGTACTTGCTTGCGATACCATTCACACCGCGCTCCCAGTTCGACACCGCGGAAACTCTTACACGGAGTTTCTTTGCTACATCTTCCTGACGCAAACCGGCATTTTCTCGAATCCCTTTTAATTCCAAGCGTTCTCCCCTCCTTATAAAGTTCAGAACTTTATATTGACAAACGCAACCAACACCGCTATTATGTAAGTGTCAGCCAACAAAATATCGGTTATAAGTCCGCAAAAACGGGAAATCCGTTGGGGGCTTGGTTTTTTGTTGCCTTAATTAAGTTCTGTAAGGCTATTATAGCCGATGTTTCATCGGCTGTCAATCGGTTATCCGGTGAAACATCGGATTTTACGCTTTGCACAATTTTTTCTTTCTCCTTTGTGAGGGTTTGGCAATGGCGCTATTTGATAAGCAAATAAAAAAATACGTCGAAGAAAACTTTTCTGAAAAAGAAAAAGCACTCGCAGAAACCGAGCGCTCTGTCCAGCGGCATTTTGCTAAAAGCCGCGAATATAGAATTATGCTGCAAGATTATCAGAAGGAATTGCGTGAGCGTGATAGAGCCCTTTCTGAAAAAGAAGCCAAACTATCTAAACGCAAAGAGGATTTGGACGAATTCGAATCCACATTAAAGGCGCGAGTAAAAGAAGATGTTGTGCGAGAGGCCAAAGAAGAAAAAGCTACGTTAAAAGCGGATTCTATAAAGCTGCAAGAGGAAATAAAATCCTTATCGGCGAAAAAAGCCGGCCTTATGGCTGCGGAATACAAAATTATAGACTGGGTCTCTCGGATGGAGAAAAAAGAAAGCGAAGTATTCGACGAAATACTTGCCGACGCAAACAAATTCCAAAAGTTCAAACTGTCTATTGATGGGTATGAGTTTGAAAGCTACGTTGCCAATCTGCTTATAAAAAACGGCTATGAGAAGGTCGAGGTAACAAAAAAGTCGCAGGATTTCGGAGCCGATATTCTTGCCGAGAAAACAGATGTGCGATATGCGTTTCAATGCAAATACTACTCAGGACAAGTTGGAATTGAAGCGGTGCAGCAAATTTACGCAGCAAAAGAGCATTACGATTCTCATGTTGCAGTTGTCGTTACAAACAGCGTGTATACAAAAGCCGCTAAGATTTTGGCAGAAGAATTAAACGTAGTCCTGTGGGACTGCGAAGACCTCACGGTTTTGTCACAAAACAAGGATATGTAATTATGCCTAAGAAATTAGATAGTGTAAGCCTTAACACAAGCTGCGTAAATTTAATTGTAAATTACTGTGAAAAAGCGGATATAAGCGAAGCGGCGTTTTCGAGAAAATTCAAGAAAAATAACGGTTGGGTAACTGACTTACGCAGAAGCAAAAATTTGAATTTGCCGTCAAAAGAACTTGCTGTGCAAATGTGCTTGACGCTCAACGTCTCCCCCGATGACATCCTCTTGCACGAGGGGAAGACCCCGGAAGAAACCGCCAAGTGCTTAGAGGATATCGAGACGGTGCGGAAACTGGTCGAGGCCGAGCGGATAAAAGAAAGCGCCCCCGATTCGAAGACCGAGGGCGAGGATGCGCAGCTTGCGCAGCTTATTGCCGGGTTTAATCGGTTGTCTCCGCAGCAGAAGAGCGCGGTGCTTGCTGTGATAGAAGGTTATCAACCATCGCAAGAATAGCATTTTTCTGCTCTGGCGTCAGGTTGACAAAAAGTTCTGCCGCTTTTCTCGTTTGTTCGTCCATAATTATGTCCCTCCAAGTATTTTTGCAACGGGGCTGTATGTCGATTGTCGCACAAGACGGTGTAAGCATCAAGATCTCCAACTAAAGGCCCCGCCGCCCTCTGCAACAAACGGCGGGGCCTTTTTGCAGCCAGCGGGGAGCGGTCGCCGCTGCTTGTCTTCACCGTACAGCACCCAGCACTGCACTTTCAAGGCTTAGATTTGACCCTTTGACAGTTTCCGACAAATTTCATTGCTACAAAAAAGTGCAACATTTGCACTGAAAGGATATGATGTTAAGTGAACATTCAGAAACGATGTCAGGAGCAAAAAGACTTGTTAAGACTAACGCATCAAGATATTGCCGACAAAGCAGGATTACCGTTGCAAACAGTAAAAAATTTTTTCTCCCGCGCATCTAAGTCCCCATCAGTTTACACAGTCGCTGCGATTTGCAAAGTGCTTGGCATCTCTCTTGATGAAGTGTTCGGCATTTCCGAACACTTGACGCCAGCCGAGGAAACCTTACAGGCGCGTAACGACGAGTTGGAACGACACGTTGACGCAAAGGCCGATACCATCGAGATCATGCGGCGCGGCGTGCGTATCCGCAACGGCGTGATTGCTATAATGTTTGTCATTATCGTCTTTCTGGCCGCGTGGTGCTTGTACATTGATTGGAGGGGGATTTGATGAAGATACCGAAAGCAAAACTACTACCGTCCGGCAACTGGAATGTCAGTGTCATGGTAGACGGAAAGCGCGTGTCCATCACAGCTCCTACCAAACGGCAAGCGGAGAATGAAGCTGCCGCGTTGAAGTCCGGCGCGAAGTCTGCCGCTCGTGCGTCTGAGCGCACGGTTGGAGACGCTATCGACCGATACATTGACAGCAAGGACGCAATACTCTCCCCATCCACCGTCAACGGGTACAGAAAACTCCGCAAGGTGGTTTTTCCGGAGCTGATGAGCGTTAAGTGCTCCGCGTTGACGCAGGATCGCGTGCAGCGTGCCGTGAATAAGATGGCGCGGGGAAAGTCCCCTAAGTACGTCCGCAACGCTTACGGCTTATTTACGGCGGCAATGTCGGAGGAATGCCCGGATAAAGTGTTCCGTGTATCTTTGCCGCAAAAGGAAGCGCCTAAAATCAAAATACCTACCATGGAAGAAATCAGAACCTTACACGAAGACTGCAAAGGCACAGCGTTTGAATTGCCTTTTCTTCTGGCTGTCTGGCTCGGCCTCCGTACATCGGAGATCAGAGGTCTAACATGGGATTGCCTTGACGGCGATATTCTGACGATCAAGCAAGCAATGGTAGACGGTGAGGCCGGCCCGCAGCTCAAGCAGCCAAAAACTTACAGCGGCAACAGAAAACTAAAAGTGCCGCCGTATATTATGGGGCTGCTTGACGCAACACCGCGCACAGATGAGTTTATTGTCCACGCAACCAGAAATGTCCTATATAAGCATCTGCAACGCGCGTGCGCCCGCTGCGGAGTTTCGCCGTTTCGCTTCCACGACCTCCGGCATGTAAACGCATCGGTCATGCTTAGGCTCAATGTCCCGGACAAATACGCAATGGAGCGCATGGGGCACTCTACAAACAATATGCTTAAAAACGTATATCAGCACACCATGGATGATAAAGCCGTAGCAGTGGCAAATGCCGTTGACGGCTTTTTTGAATCCGAATTTCATCTGTAATTTCATCTGCAATTCATCTGCAAAAACGCTGTTTTAAGCGCACTTAACTTGCAAATATCGCAAGTAATGCGTAAACAAGTAAGCCAGAAAACCCTTGCAAATACAAGAAAAACCCCGCAGCTGTTGAAACTGCGAGGTTTTTTCATTGGTGGAGGCGGCGGGAGTCGAACCCGCAACCGAATCCGCAAAAGCATTGATATTACAAGGTTTTTTGTAACTCATCTGCAATTCCATCTGCAATTTACTTTTCCAGTTTGCGCATGACGCTATTATAGACGCGCTCGTTTACAATTTTCAAACTGTCCATCAGCTCGTCCATGATCTCCCACGCCTTGTCCTGCGGGACGTCTGCCACAGCCCGCAGAAAATCGCTGTCGCCGTATGTTTCGACGTTGACCGGCGCGGGCGCTGCGGAGTATGCCATCGGCAAAGCCCTCTCTCTGCTGCCGCTTTGCTGATCACGGATGGCATACAGCACGGCAAGGCGCTCATAGTTTGTCCAGCTTGATTCCTCCGTTTCAAGGCGAGCTATCCAGCGATTGACCTCATTCTCGTCGACCATAGGGGTGCACCCCCTTTAGCCCTCAATCGTGTCCATGCAGCGCTGGATGGCTCTGCGGATGCTGTCATCGTCGGCGTTGTCCAGCATTTCCTGTAACTGGCGTTTCATGTTGTCGATTCTGCCGTCACGGGAATAGTGGCCGCGCACATAATGCGTGCCGCGTCTCGCGTTGGACATATCACGGTCATAAGCGCCGCGCATACCCGACTGCCAGTCTCCGTCGCGGGAATAGCGGCGAGAATAGTCCTCATCGCGGGAATAACCGTCGTCCTCCAACATCTCAATCTTATCGATGTTCTTGATGGTGTCCGTCAGTTTGTGCGCAATTTCGAGATCGCCCGCGCCAAGCTCGCCCTTACGTGCCAGCTCGTCGAGTTCGTCGCACAGCATATTACGCAGATCATACATTGCTTTCTTGCTCATGTCCATTCTCCTTTCACGCGATTCTCTCAACCGTCAGGTTCGAGTTGGCGAAGTTGACGGACTGAGTGCTGGTGTTTTCCATTGCAACCGTCAGGCAGCAGCCTTTCGGAACGCAGACCTGTGCGGAAACATAAATGTTAAAGTAGTTTTCTACCGCCGCGGGCGTGACGGTAGCCGTTGCACTGGTCAGCGGTTCTCCGTTAATGGCAAGCGCCGCCGTGATGGCCTCGACCGTGCCTCCGGTGGGAATAGCGATGTTGCCGCCATAGGAGACCCTAAACAGGGCGCGGTTTTGATTGGTGAGGCCGCGCAGCGTGACAATGCCTGCGCCCTGGCGATGCACGATACAGGGCTTGCTATTGACCGCAGTTTCCGTCAGCGGGACGTTTTGCCCAGCAGCAACAGAAACAATAGCAGAATTACTATATTCAGCCATTTTTCTTCTCCTCCCTTTTCCAAGTAGTTGCCGCAAAAGGGGGAATGAAGCCGGATGCAAGTACATCTGTATAGCTTGGCTTGAAAAGAGCATCCGCCTTATGCAGCAGATCGGCATAGTTTGCGAGTTCGACCATGCTCATTTCGGACTTATCCATAGCGGCAAGATGGTCTACAAATTCTTGTTTCAGATCGTCAATCGTTTTCATAAGTTCAGTCCTTTCTAAAAATACAGCGGCAGGGCTATTGCCCCGCCGCGTTTGTCGTTAGTATCGGCACGGGGCCGACCATTTTGTTGGCGTCAACAAAATCGTCAACAAAAAGCTATGCTATGCAGTTGTCAGCAGCCGCAGCCCTGATTGCAGCCGCAGCCGCACCCAGTATACTGATACGGGGCCGGAACGCTGAACGAGGGAACGGGGCGCGGATTGTAATACGCGAACTGTGCGCTAACATAGTTGCGCATATCAAGCGTCTGAGCAGACTGAGAGGCCGCGAGGTCAGCAGCAAAAAGACGCTGGTTCTGCTCGGCAATCTTCGCGTCTTTCGCAGCGATCTCCTGCGCGGTTAGACGCTGGTCGATGCCGCGGAAACCGCTGTTCATCGCGTCGATAATGTCGCGAGTCGCGTTCTGCATCGTGTTGCGAGTGTCGCACGCCTGCGTCGCCATGTCGTAGCGTACCTGCGCGATAGCCGCGCGATTCTCGCAGCAGCAATTTGCGTCCTGCATCTGCATGGCGTTGAGCTGCTGCATAAGCGCCGCCTGCTGGTTGCTGCGGGAAAGCTCGGCATTGCCGAAGCCGGTGTTGATGGCCTGTGTGGTCGTAGCAAAGCCGCCAGTAATGGCATTGTTCAACGCAAAGGTGGAATCGCAAATGCCATTTGCAATACTGTCGAGCTTGCGCTCAACGCTCGCAAAGTCAGATGTCAGAACGTAGCCGTCCATCACACCGCCGCCGTTACCGTTGCCAAATCCGTTGCGGCCCCAGCCGAAGAGGAAAAGAACGATAATCCAGATCCAGCTGTCGCCCCACATACCCATACCGCCGCCGTAATTGTTTGCGGGGGCGACCGGCATAGTCATCATGGGAGTACCATCAGAAAGAGACATGTTATCTCTCCTTTCAATAAGTTTTTATTTACAACTTTCTGGCCAGAAAATGTTGTATCAATGTTGAAAATATGGTATAATTGATATGCGCGGATAGGGTAGCTCCCGACAAGCCGAAAGTCCTATCGGTTTCCGTGCAATACAAAATTTAGGACTGCACGAAAGGACAGTGCTATGCCGTACAGAGACAAAGGTTTTTACGCTCAAAAGCACCAACAACTAATCGGTCAAAAATTTAACCGCTTAACTATCCTTGATATTTGGATTGATAAGGTAAAAGGTTACTATGTGTGCAAATGCAAGTGTGAATGCGGAAGCGAAACTGTAACCCGACTATCTCCCGTAAAAAACGGGGGAATAAAATCTTGCGGATGCATTCGGTACAAATACAGGAAAGCGCCTATAATGGGCTGCAAATTGTATACAGGTCGTTCAAAGCATCCCCTTTACAACACTTGGAACAACATGCTTGGGCGATGCGAAAACCCAAATGATGAAATGTACAAGAATTATGGTGGCAGGGGCATTTCCGTTTGCAATCAGTGGCATGATTTTGATGAATTTATAAAATGGTCAGATTCAGTTGGTGGTCGTCCTGATGGATGCTCTATTGACCGAATTGATGTAAACGGAAACTATTGCCCTGAAAATTGCAGATGGGCGACCAATGAAATTCAGCAAAACAACAAAACTACAAGCCAGTATCTAACATACAAAGGCGAAACAAAACCGCTTGCTGAATGGTGTCGAAAACTCGGGTTGAGCCGATATTCCGTTCAATATCGCTTTATGCAAGGCTGGTCGGCTGAAGATATATTAGAAATCCCGTTAAACCATCGGAAAGACGAATACCGAAGAAAAATTTTGCAGAGAACAAAAGACGGGATCATTGTTGCAACCTATAATGGCCTTTCGGATTTGCCAGAAGAATACAAAATGACATCAGTATCTTCGGCTTGTAACGGTCATTATAAGCGGGATACTTACAAAGGTTATATTTGGGAGTATGCAGAGGGCATTTAGCCCTCTGCTTTTCTATCGGAACAAATGCTCAAACTGCTTTGCCATTGTTTGCAGTTGATTTAATTCCTGCTGGCTCATCGCGCCAGATTGCAGGAGCTTATTGACTTCTTCTTTTGGGTTTCCCTGAAAGCCGCTTTGGAACTGTTGGAATTTCTGCTTGAGCTGCATCAGCTCACTTATCGGCCCCGGCATCTGCCCGCCGCCCAGCGCGGCCATAAACGGATTAGTCATCGTCATCGTCCTCCTTGCGCTTCTTCTTGCCCTTTATTTCGCCCACAAGAGCCGCCAGTGCGTCAAACTCCTTGCGGGTGACAAATTCCACGCCCTTTTCCTGCGGCGCTGTGCGGGGCGTTTCTGCGCGTTCTACGAGGTCATAAATCTTGAGCGTTGGCTTGCCGCTTGCATCCGCCTGCTTGAGATACACAGTCGGCGCGGTAGAATCCCACAACGCCACGGCGGAGTTGGGCGCGATCAGGTAGCCTCTCGCCTCCTGCTCGCCGCTTACCCACTGCACGCCGCCCTGCGCGATGGGGTTCTGTTGCACTGGCTGCGACATAGGCTGCTGCATGGGCTGCATCTGTGGCTGCTGCATCTGCCGCATCTGCATGAGGTTGTCCGGCATCGGCTGCGGATAATAGGGGTTGAAATAGGGATATGCCATGTTCATTCCTCCGTTTCTTTGGCCCAGTAATAAAGCGGAATTTCGTTCTCGCTGTTCCAGCTGTCATAAATTACACCGTCCTGCACGCAGACCACATGTCCAGAAAGCGCGAGAATATGCGTCCCGCGCGGGTGCTCATCGGCAAACTTACCGACCGTGTAACAGTCCGGGCAGGTGTCCGGTATGATGTATCTCCGGTAGCCTAAAGACCGCAGATACGCGCCCCAACAGGCGTTTGCATTGGGCAAGTCGCCGTCCAAGTATCCCTGTATGCACAGAGACAAATAAACTTCGCCCCAGTCCTTCCCTGTTGCCTTGCAGATCGCGCGCACGGTGCAGTCGCTGACGTTGCGTCCGTTTGGGTTCGGGTTGAAATAGCTATACATGGAAAAGCTCCGCAAAATAGACATAAGTGCGCAGCTCATCAGGGTCTGGAAACAGTGTCAAAATGTCCATCGCCATTTGCTCAGTAAATCCGCAAGCTAAAAGTCGGTCATACATTTCGCGCACCTTCTTTCTTATTCTGTTTTTATGATGCCATAAAAGGCTGGCCTTGAATGGTCAGCCTTTGGTCATTGTTTGGTCAAGTTTTGGTCAAAAAATATTTTGCAAAAAGCTCAAAAAGCTCTTGACTTCACGCCAATATTGGCGTATACTAAGCACATAAAGCAAGAGGGAAACCTCAGGAGGAAACGAAAATGAAGTACAATTACAGCATTTATGAAGACAATGCCGGCCGCCTGCACCTCGCTGTCATGGACGAGAACGGCTCCTGCATCTACTACCTTTGCGACGCGGACCGCGCTCTGGTCGTTGGGGCGCTGGACGCGCTCAAAGCGGGCGGCGACCCCATCGCCGACGACTGGGAGGGCGGCGAGCCGGACCCTGCGACCTGCTACGAGGAGATCAGCAACATTGTCGACGCCCGCAACGGCGGCGCGACCATGCTCGATTTATAAAACTTACAGGAGGAAGAACATCATGAACGAATACAGATATGAAGAACTTCGCGAGGCGGCCGCTAAGAACCCCACCGGCGAAAATCTCGCCGCTCTCGGCGAATGGCTTCAGCAGTACGGCAACGACTGCTGGAACGGTGAGGAATGGGACATCGACGAGGGCCGCCTCTTACGTCCCGTGTATGGTCAGGAGCCGGACGAATACGGCGATTTCCCTCTCGTGGGCTACGATCTCCTCTAAAGGAGGTGGCGGCTATGAGACGAAAGTACAACGACTGCCAGCGGGCGGACGGCGACTGCACCGCCTGTTCTCTGGTCAACTACGGGCGGGACTGCCACAACCGCCCCATCACTAAGCTTGAGTGGGCCCGCCGCATGGCAGACATGACACAGTCCGAGCTGGCTCAAAAATCCGGCATTTATATCCGGCAGATCCAGAAAGTTGAATCCGGCGAAATCGAGACGGGCAATATGGCTGCAAAAACCTTATTTGCGCTCGCCGACGCGCTGGGTGTAAATATAAGTGAGCTGCTGTAATGGGCACGTATGACCTAACAGGGCAGACTTTTGGGCACTGGACTGTGCTTGAGCCTGCGGAGCCGGATAAATACGGTCGGGCAAAATGGCTCTGCCGATGCGATTGCGGCGAGGAACGCGTCGTGACTGCCAGCAATCTCCGCCGGGGTGTCAGTACGTCATGCGGCCATACCAGGGGCGAAAATCACCGAAAGAATCTGATTGGACAACGCTTTGGGCGGTTGACTGTGACGCGTTATGTGCGCTATTCTTCGACCGCGAATAGTTCCATATGGCGGTGTCGTTGTGATTGCGGCAAAGAAACCGACGTATCGGGCAGGAATCTTATAACCGGGCATACCACGTCCTGCGGCTGTGCTATGGCAGAGGCCCAGCAATCCCCAGCCGCTCGAGTTAAGGCGCTGCTGGAATCCCCGTTGACAGGGCCATATGAGACCAATATCCGCGCAAAATGGTATCGAGTATCAAACGGTGCTCGTGAGTGGGAGATCAAAAACTTATCGAAATTTGTCAGAGATCATGTGGAGCTGTTTGGCATTGACCCAGAGGATAAGTATGAGGCCAAGCGTACGGCCAAGATGCTGTATGACGCGTCATACAATCACTGTCGGTGGCACGGATGGACGGTCATCCAGCTTGAACCGAACGAATAAAAAGAGAGCACCGATTAACCTCGGTGCTCTCTTTGCCCGTCTGCTATTTTTTGATATGCCCGCCTGCGGCAGCGGTTGACCGCCTCCGGCGACAGGTGCAGTGCCTCGCACACTTGCGCGTAGCTCTTGCGTCGCACGTCGCACTCGATAAGGCACGCCGCCTCGTCCGCCGGCAGCTCAAACGATAAGATATACGCCACGGCCCGCTTGGGGGCCATAGAGGATAATTGAGCGCGGATATGCTTGTGCTGACTGTTCATGCCCGTGTAGGGCTTGCAGAGGCGCTTGCGCGTGGGCTTTCGCCGCCCGCTCCTTCCTGTGCCCGATTAGGACACCATCATTTTGCCGCTCTCTGGATCATCGCCACGGCTTCCTGCCGCGTGATAAGTCTCTGCGGCGCGCTGCCGTCCGTGATACTCGCAGCCTTTGCCTCCGCCCAGTCCTTTGCCGCCCATGAAGAGACGGGCTTCGTGCCGAGCTGCGCAAGGTAAGCGTCCATCATCCGGTTAAACGTTGTTTGATCCATGTACTCCTCCATTTCCGGCGGGTACTTGCCCGCCAAAATCATGCTCCCTGTGTATCGCATATGGTCGTCCCACTGGAAATGCGGCTTGTCCGGGAATTTCTTCCAGTCGCCGCCCCACGAAAAGCCGACCTGCTTGCCGATCTGCCCGCAGCGGGCGAAGAACGACGGATCGTCGTACTCATGCCCCTTGACGTTTTTGCAGATGTCGAACGCCAGCCCCGCCTTGACGCCGTGGAACGTCGGGCGCGTCGCGGTCTTTGCCGCGTAGCCGTTCGCGGCAAGATAGCGCTGGTACTCGTCATCCCTGACCGTCTCCGTCACGAGAATGGGCAAGCCCGCTTCCTTGCAGAGGGCGAGGAAGATGACGCAGTTTGCGCGCACGTCCGCCCGCAGGTCGGCAATGTCCCTACTGTGATACATCGCCGTTCTCCTGATTAAGCTGCTTGACGAAGTAGAATGTGATGACCATCGTGTAGATGTTGAGGAAATTCTCGGGGATGGCCTCCTTGATTGTCAGCACGCAGAATGTGACCGTCAGCGCGATGGTCACGAGCGACTTCACGCTCAGAAGATTTGCCAGTCTGTTAAAAAATACGTTCATTGTCAATCTCCTTTGTCCTTGATTTTGATTCCCGCCAGCAGTGCCAGTTCTGCCGTCCATGCCGCGAACCACGCGACGGTCAGACTGTCCGGCACTACCTTGTCATGCGCGGTCAATACGAGCACCGCAATGCAGTACCAGCAGAGGTTGAGCACTGCCGCAATGACGTACTTGTCCCGCTTTCTCAGCTTCTTCATAAAACCACACCCGACAGCAGCCACGCGATAAACGCGCCCGCCAGCGCCGCGAGAGCTTTGTCGACCAGACTGTCCCAGCGTTTCCCTGCCTTGCCCGTGATGGCTTTCACGTCCTCTTTGATCTCCTTGACATCGCCCTCGACGGTCTCCTGCTTGGTCGCCAACACTTCCACCGACGTTGCCAGCCTGTCAAGCGCCGTTTGATGCTCCTTAAGCTCGTTGATTCGATGCGTATTGCTCTTGCACCTGCTTTCGATCAGCGCGATCTCTGCATCATCGTAGTGCTTTGTATTATCCATATCCCGCTCCCTTTCTGCGGCCTTAGCCCGCCGTGAAATAGTTCCCTACCAACTCGTGCGGCAAATACTGCAAGACGATCTTCCCGCCCGCGGCCTCTCCGATACGCTCGCACTTGTATGTCTTACCGTCCTCGCTATCGAGGTAGTAATTGCCATACTCGTACTCCATGCCGCGGCTTGCGGGGATGGGATCATCCTGCGTGCCCGCGTGGGTAACGTCGATCACGACCCACAGTGCAGGCGTTGCGGCAGGCTCCCAAAGCGCTTGAGACGTATGCGCCTGCATGCACTTGTAGAGCTTGTTCGTGCTGATGTCGTTCACACGGTCGCCGACAACGTAGTCGTGCGGGTACTCCCACTTCGGGAACAGCTCGACCGCTGCTGCCGCCTCACCGTCCGGCAGGCTCGTTGCCGCCGCTTCAATCATCGGGCGCAGCCTTGCCGCGCGCTGCGGCGTGATACTCTGGCCGACCAGCGCCGTGACGATCGCAGTCGAAAGCTCGGATTCCGTGGGCCTGCCCATTTTGATAGATACGGTGCCGTCGCGGTGGTCCACGATCTCGCCCGCGAGGCTGTACGCACTCATGTCCTCTTCGGTCACGACCTCTTCGGTCTGACCAGTTGGATTGCCGTCATTGTCGAGCTTGTCCTTCGTCTCGCGGAAGACGTTGCTCCACGGTGTGTTGTCAGGCAGCAGCGCCGCCGCCTGCGCATAGGGCATGGTGAGATGCACCGTCTGCGTCTCGCGCATATCCCAGTTGAGGTCTTTGTAGTTGTATATCAGCGTGGCGGGATACTCCTGCCCGTTCACTTTGATAAATTCTGCCATGTTGGCCTCCTTTACACAATGGTGTTGGATTCATCCAAATAGTAAGTGGTGTTGATCTCCGGTGTCCCTGTAAACGTGCCTCCCGTATTGGCAAACATATAATTAAGCGCACTTGAATCTGTTGTCCCAGTTCCGCTTTTGGGGATGCGGTACGACTTGGTATATGTTCCGGACGCCGTGGTAGATAGTTTGATTTTCTTGCAATTAAAGAACATGTAGGAGTAGCAGTCGGGTTTCAGCGTAGTTGCGGGCAGCGACGGCGCTGCCGTAAGGCTCGTGCAATCTCGGAACATGCTGGCGTAGCAGTAGCTCGCCAGTGTAGTTGCGGGCAGCGACGGCGCTGCCGTAAG